TCAAATCCTCCGAGCCTCTTGAGCAGGACATGCGCAAGGCCATTTGGTACACCGAGCGAGAGATCAAGCGACGCGCAAAAATGGCCATCCACAAAGCGGAGGAAGGCGCATGAAGGCTATAGCAATTCCTGGACTGAAGAACCTTGCCAAAGGAAAGGTCACTCTCTTCAGCAAATACGGAACCAGGATCGACATGAACACAGGCGAGTCGATCAAGATGGAAGCCTTTTTGGAGGGATTGGTAGTCACGATCACTTGCATCCTCGGTGAAAAGGCTGTGCGACGTGTGACAAACAAAGCGATCAAAAGAGCAGTAGCCAACATTACCAAATGAGAATTCCCCTCCTAGACCACGGCTACGTCGAATTGATAGATCTGTGGGGCAGCGATGAGAAGATCATCGAAGCCGCCCGTATGAGCACCGCGAAGGGCTTCAAGGGCTGGGGAACGCCGGAGGAGCCGGGCGACGAGAAGCTCCTGCAATACCTGTGGGACAAGAAGCACCACACGCCGTTTGAGATGGCGGGCATGGTCATCGAGGTCAAAGCTCCAATCATGGTGTTCCGCGAGTGGCACAGGCACCGTACTCAGTCCTACAACGAGATGAGCGCTCGCTACATCCCGTTGCCTGACGAGAACTACGTCCCGACCAAGCAACGCATCATCGACGGCGCTCGGGCCTCGGGGAATCGCCAAGCCGCGGGCATGCAACCTCTGCGCGAGGAGGCCATCGAGGAGTGGTTGAGGGGCTTGCAGTCATTGTACGGCGCTATCGAGATGGTTTATCAAACCGGGTTGCTCATCGGCGTCCCGAAGGAACTCGCCAGGCTGCCGATCCCCGTGGGACGCTACAGCCGCATGCGGGCGAGCGCTAATCTGCGCAACTGGCTGGGTTTCCTGACGCTTCGCTGCGCTCCGGATGCGCAGTGGGAGATTCGTCAGTTCGCAAACGTGGTAGCTTCACTCGTGATGGAAAACTTCCCGCGTACGGGTCAAGTCTCAAACGTCCTTCGACTTGAATAGTTATCAAAATGATCTCAATTCGAGACCTAGCCCTGAATGGGCTACCAATTCCGCCGAACGATGCCCGGCAGATCCACGTCTCGTCGTCCTACGGCAACGACAGCAACAGCGGAGCGCGACGCAACCCTGTGAAGTCGCTGGCTGCCGGGATCGCACTCTTGCGGCACGGCTATCCAGACTGGCTCTTGCTGCGGCGTGGCGACATCTGGAACGAGCCCTTGGGGCAGTGGAAGAAGTCGGGGCGCTCCGTCGTCGAGCCCATGGTCATCACCAGCTACGGTTCGGCTTTCAGTCGTCCACTTCTACTCACAGGCACGGTGGGAGGGATCTACACCCACGGTGGCGGCGGCTCCCCTGCAACGATTGATAACCTGGCTTTGATAGGTATTGAATTCGAAGCCAACAAGTACGCGGGCGGCGGGGATTGCGTCGGCGCATCCTTCCTTCAGCCAGCGTCGCACGTCCTGATCCAAGACTGCCTATTCAGTAGGTACTCTCTCAATCTGGTCTTCCAAGGCTACGGAGGTAGGCACACCGACTTCTGCCTCCGCAAGTCCACGATCATCGACGCCTACACCATCCACTCGATTGGTGGGCACTCGCAGGGGCTGTACGCCTACGGTGTGGACGGCTTGATGATCGAGGACAACCTGTTCGACCATAACGGATGGAATGAATCCTTGCAGGGGGCCGAGGCCGATATCTATTCCCACAACATCTACATTGATAACGACAACACCCTGGTCACCGTACAGGGCAACGTCATCGCCCGCGCCAGCTCGCACGGGATGCAGATTCGTTGTGGTGGCGTAGTGTTCCGCAACCTGTTCGTGCGCAATCCCATCGCGCTCTCGGTGGGCGGCGGAAACAATCCCGAGATCGGCGGCGTGATGGCGGAAGTGCGAGACAACGTGATCCTCGATGGGACAGATATCGCTCCGAATCTACCCCGCGGTTGGGGGATGTGGTTTGGTAACATTTCCTCTGGAGTTGTCGCAAACAACATCATCTCCAACGGTTTGTTCGGCCACCAGCCGCAGGCGCTGACTTTCGCTGGCGATCACAAGGGCGACAACGGATACCAGGGTGGCATCCGCAATCTGCTCGTCAACCAGAACATCGTCTTCAACTGGCCCGAGATCACCTACCAAGGCACGGCCTCTCAGCTATTGGTAACCGTGGTGGACAATCAGATCGAGGAGCCGATGGAGAACTACAAGCAACCTGGGCGCTCTCTTGCTGATTGGAACATCGCATTGGGAGGCGTCGGCGCCACAGAGTCGTTCTTGACCGCAGCCAGATTGCACACCCAGGAACCCAACCCGTATCGCGCAGCCCCCGCATGCCGCTTCATCCGCGGCGGATTCCTACCCAAATGAGAACCTTCGCAATGGGCATCATGTGGTTCACCCTTACCGTAGCCGCCATCATGGCCGTCCTGATCGCGTGCTTCCTTCGGCCATTGGCCTGGGCGCTGGGAAGGATGTGTCCTCCGCTTCAACGCTGGGCGCGCGAGAGGTATCAAAAGCCCCCTCCCGAGTACATCGTCGAGGTTCTCATTCCAGCCATGGGCGGCGATGAGGAGTACTGGTTTCAGCTAGGCAAACCTAGGCCGAGTCTCGATCAAGCCAAGGCGGCGCTCGAAGCCTGCCGGAATATCAAAAGCTACGGCAAGCGCCAAATGAGGATTCGCAGCAACGAATTTCCGCTGATCGTGGTCAACCCCGGCGACGCACCGCTAGTGGAGCTGCATCGCTGATGGCAACGTTCTACGTCGGCATTGACCCAGATATGCACGACACCGCGGTTGCCTGGTGCGATCAGCACGGCAACCCGGTAGGCGGCGTCATGGTGAAGACGCGCAAGGTCAAGGGCATCGTGGAGGGAGCCGCCGTCATTCAGATGATCTCTCAATTCGCCATGACCTGGCCTCGCATCATTCAATCCGAGGCACTCCTAGGGAACAAGCTGCGCATCTGTGTCGAAGGCCAAAGCCTTCAGCGCTCTGGGCACAGGCAGCACAAGAACCCGCAGAACATCGTCAACCTAGGCAACGTCGCCGGAGGCATCGTTGGTTTGGTAACTGCCAAGGCCCATGGCGGCGTGATGTTTCCCCCGCCCGAGTTCTGGAAGGGAGGCAAGCCCAAGTCAGTGATGCAAGCTCGTCTCTACACCAAGCTCGGGTGGGGCTACAAACGAGTCGGCGCAAGCTCGTACGATGATTCTGTAGCAACGTACGCTCATCCCCTGGGTAAGACGCCGCCCGGTTTCGACGGTATCCTGAGAGGCCAGTGGAAGCACATGGGGGACGCTCTCCTGATGGCGCGTTGGATCTATCAAAAGGACAATGAGATATGAGTCAGCAAGGTCCCAAGTGGGCATTCATGCAATGGCTGAAGCTCAATAACCCCGATGGGTCCAAGTACTTGGACCGTCTCCGCATCGTACAAACGCCGTGGTTCGGCTTGTACTTGCACTGGATCTATTCGCCTGACGACGGGCGAGACCTCCATGACCACCCGTGGTGGTTTGCATCATTCCTTCTCAAAGGACAGTACGTAGAGGAATGTATGGTTCCGTGGAGAGATCAACGCCACGGTCCTGTGGGCGATGAGTCGGCTGTGATACGAACTCACACTGATCTTTTTGGTGTTGTCCGACCAGTAGGAGTTGTCTGGTCTCGCAGTATCAAATGGCTCAATATCAAAGCCGCTACCGGCCTACACCGGATCACCTACATGACGAGAAGCCCAGTAGTCTCCCTGGTGTTCGTCGGCCCGCGCGTGCGCGAGTGGGGTTTCGTTCAAGCGGATGGAAGTTGGATCAGGGCCGAGGATTACCACATCCGCGGCGACGGCTCGATCAAAGTTGGATAGGATCTCGCCCATGGAAGATCTCACACCGCTTGAGCGTCAAATTCTCGCCGAACTCCAAGACAACCACGGCTTCGTCGCCGGAGGCCCTGACTGGTGCAAGATCCTGTGCGCCGTCAAGACGGCTGCCGCAATCGTCGCCTGCGCAGGCAACCCGGTGTGCATCGCCGTGGCTGTGGCCTCGGGCATCGCGTGCGCGAAGGATTGCGACCGCTAGAACTCGAACTCGGCAGTCTTAGTCTCGCCTGCGAAGTCCCTGTCCGTATCAATCAGCTCTTGCAGAGCATCATCGAAGGCATCGAGGATCACCGGGTCAGCGCGATCCGCTGCGCCACTGGACAACTCCTCGAAGAAGGGATGCGCTCCAGCGGGGCCAACGCGCGGCACGACGATCATGTACGGCGGAAGTCCTTGCTCTCGCCGGTCTGCATTGATAGCCAAGCCTTCGTCCCACTGCTCTTTCGTGAGTCGAATGATCTCCGAGGCTCGCACCGGATAGCCGCCTGCGAGCCTCGGATCGTCCGCTGGATTGGCAAAGAACACGAGCAGCCGGGCGTCCACGGGCGAGACTGGACCGCGGCCATCGTGGTAGTACTCGGCCCAGTAGTGCGGGATGTAGAGCCGCGCCCGGCCAGCCTGAGCGTCCACGAGCAGCGTTAGCGCTTCGCGCAGAGTCTTCGAGCCGATCAAGCTCTGGACCCTGTTGACCTCCTCGTTGCCGAGTTGGTCAAGGATGCTTTGATAAAGCTGCTCGCGGTCGAACGGCACTAGCGCCCCGGCTTCTTCTTCTTGTCCGTCTTCTTGCGGTCGCTGTTGCCGCCCAGCAAGCCGTCCTCGGGATTGCGGTCGGAGGTTGCGAGCGGTTCCTTCATCGAGGCCAGCGTTTGCTGAGCGCCCAGCGTCATGCCGTCGAGCACGGTGGAGAAGCCGTTGCCGGGCTGTTGGAAGATCGGCATTCCATTCTCGTCGGTAGCTCCCATCGCCGCCTTGGGGTCCATCGGGTTCGGCTTCGGCTTCCCGGACTTGCCCAGGAATTGCTCGCGCGTAAGCGTCACCGACTTGCCTGTGGGCTGCGCGAACTTCACGCCGCTGCCCAGGGACTTCGCCAGCATGGCTGAGAAGTTCCGTTGTGCCTGACCGAGCTTGCGCTTTTGATAGAGCAGCAAAGCGTTGGGCGTCTCGTTCGCAGCGCCGATCTTTCCAGGGAGCAGGATGTTCGCCAGGATCGGCGGGATGCCGTGCGCGGTGGCAATGGCCATTGCGATGGCAGCGCTCTTGTCGCTGAAGCCGTTCTCTCCGGTCTCCTCCATGGCCAGCTTTTCGAGCTGCACCTTCGTCTCATCTGCCGAACCAGGAATGTGGATCGCTGCCGTCTTGTGCGAATTGGTAAGTCCCTGGTTTGCCTTGATCGTCTGCTCGATCTGCTCCCACGACTTGGTGGTCACCGCTTTGCCGAGCACGAACAGGATGAACTCCGGCACCGCGCGGTTGAAGTAGAAGTCGAACTCGTGCTGCGTCATGCACTGCGCCAGCTCGATGGAGGGCGTTGCCGAAAGGTAGTCTGGGAATCCGTACCAACGCGACTTGTTCGTGGCCTGACGAATGTGGATCAGCTCCGAGGGGACGAGCGTGTTGCCGGTGCCCCAACGTCGCGGCGTGGATCTGCGCGTCGCGGTTCCGCGGCGCATGTCTCCAGAGCCTGTCATGCCGTAGCGCTTGCGCAAGTCGAGCAAGTCATCGAACGCGGCCATCATCACTTGCATGCGCGTCTCGCTTGAGACGAGGTAGTGGAAGTCTTGGCTGTTGTCCTCTTCCTCGACCTCCACATACGTCTGCGCCGACTCGACGTGATTGAGAGCTTGGATCTCGGTGCGCTTCTCGTCCCACACCACTTCGATGAACCCTTCGCCGGTCTCCCAGTAGTCGTCGGCCACGGCGTCGAGCAAGTCCTGGAATGAGAACTTGCACAAGGGGTCCAACACTTCGTGGACCGACTGATCGCGCAAGCCTAGGCCGACAGTCGAGCCGCGCTTCGAGTCCAGGCACGTCCCGTGCGTGGGGTTGAACTCTCTCAAAGTCCTGGCCATCATCTTGTCCATCAAGTGTGGGCGAATGCCCACGGTGTTGCCTTGATTGGACGATTTGGTCTTTGGTAGCTTTTGTTTGGTAGCTTTCGAAAGCAACGACAATTCGCCGCCGTAGATGTTGATGCTCTCGCGCGAAGACTTGATGATCTTCATTGTCGGCGAGGCTTCGTCTTCGCTGCTTCTCTTGGTGGCCATGTGGTGGATCAGATAGCGGTATCCGCTTCTCCTGAATTCGACGAAAACTTGTGGCGCGGCTTGACAGGCCACTCTCTAGTACCGCGAGCCATGCGGAAAATCAAGCGAGCCTATATCACGACCATCGCGCTGTGCCAACGCCCGAAGAACGGGCTGCGCACCGTGCTGAAGTCAGACGGGCAATTCGAGCTGGCCACGCTTTCAAAGGCGTCGGCGAAGGACGAGCTGCTCGCAGTGGTGTACGCGCCGGATCGGGTGGACTCCGACGAGGAGTTCACAACCGCTGATGTTATCAAAGCAATGGCTCACGAATATGTTCGTGACCATCGCCAGCTCGACATCGAGCACGACGGCGAGATCCTTACCAATGACCAAGCCTTCCTGGCAGAGTCCTTCATCATCGCCAAGGGCGACGAACGGTTCTCAAACTGGAAGGACCACGAAGACAAAGAAGTCGGCGACCTGACCGGAGCGTGGGGAGTCGTCATCAAGATCGTGGACAGCACACTTCAGAAGGCGCTTGTGGATGGTCTTCTGGATGGCGTCAGCATGTTCGGGAAAGCGGCTCTCGAACCCCTGCAAACAAAAGCCGCGTCGAAGCGAGTAGCCGACCGTTTGGGCGCGGCGAAGAACAAACCCACCGAGGAAGATCAAATGGACGAGACGAAGTTGAAGGCACTGTTCGCAGAACTCACCCAGTCGCTGGTGAAGGCGCTGGAGCCGGTCACCGCATTGGTGAAGGCGAACACGGAGAAGCCCGCGAAGAAGGGCGCGGAACTCGAAGCGCCGGTCTTCAAGGGCGATCCGACGAAGGACAAGGATCTCGAAGCCTTCGAGCGCGAGCTGGTCGGCTACGAGCTGCGCAAGGGCATGGCGGAAGGCACGCTCACCGCTGCCGACATCCGCGACATGCGCGCGAAGCTCGCCGAGACGGCCCCGAGCGACGAAGAGGCCGGAGTCAAGAAGGGCGACAGCGCCGAAGTGCGCGAGCTGAAGAAGTCGCTGTTCAAGGCGCAGAAGAAGTCGAATGCTCCCGAAGGCGGCAAGGCCGGGGAAGGCAGCGACGACGATCCCGAGGAGATCCGCAAGGCGAACATCTCCGAAGGCCGCAAGATCGCCGACGAGATCGCCGAGCGTCGCGGCATGAAGATCGTGCGGACGACCAAGACCGCCTGATCTGACGGCCCCATCAACACACCGGCACAACTCACCAGAACACCAACGACCAAGGAAACTTACCAATGACTCTGCAAAACACGGAGCTGTTCGGAACGGAAGTCCCGCGCCCGCAATCCAAGCGTGCGTACCCCCGCGAAGACGGGATCTTCCCCGGCAAGCTCGCTCAACAATCCAGTGCAACGGCGATCCCGCACCTGACGCCGCTGTACTGCGACGAATCCGCAGGCAACACCTGGAAGGTGTGGCTCGGCGACGTGGACGAAGTGAACACCCTGACCGCCCACGCCGCGACGCCCGCGACCGCTGGCGACTTCACCCTGACGGTGAACGGCCAAACCACCGCGGCCATCGTCTTCAACGCGACGGCGGCGATCATCCAGGCCGCGCTGGAAGCGCTCTCCAACGTCGCTCCCGGCGATGTGACGGCTGTGGACTCCGGCCCTGGTGCGAACCTCGGCACGGCCAGCCACGTCGTCACGCTGACCTGGGGCGGCAACCTCGCGGGAACGGACATCACGATCACCGCGGACTTCACCGGCATCTCGGCAGGAAGCGATCCCGTGCTGGCGACCTCGACGCCGGGCGGCACCGACCAGACGCCGGGCTCGGAGATCGACGGCTTCCTGTGGTGCCCCGCGGATCCGTTCGTGCCCTCGACGAGCGGAGAGAAGCTCGTGCAAGTCTTCCGCCGCGGCGTCATCCACCGCGACGACATCCCGATCCCGAGCACGGGCGGGCAGAACGACCTCGACGAAGCGTTGCTCGCGTCGAACCTGCGCGAGAAGGGCATCGACATCCAGGGCCTGCCTGGCATCCACTGATCCTGAAGGGGATCTGAAACCTCTCAAACCAAACTTACCAATCCCACCAAGGATCCAAAAACATGGCAGCTTCCGCAGACGTTCTGCACTACACGACGCTCACCGAAGCGATCAACGAGCAGAAGGCCCCCAACAACTTCCTGAAGAACACGTTCTTCGGGCGCGACATCACAGTGCCCACGCGGCACATCGAGTTGTCGTACATGCGCCGCGCTCGCAAGATCGCGCCGTTCGTGAAGCGCGACGGCGCAGCGGTGATGACCTCGGGACGCACCGAGGGCTTCGTCAACCTGGAGCCTCCGCACATCCGCATCAAGCGCCCGATGTCGCCGAGCGACCTCATGGTCAATCGTCGTCCGGGTGGCGTGATCTTCGCCAGTGGCGACGACATCGCTGCGGCGATGCGTCAGTACATCGCCGACGAGCAGGAGATGATGCTCGACGACATCACGAACAGCGAAGAGCTGCTCTGCGCGTTGGCCTTGACCGGCACGATCACGTACCAAACCGCGGACGAGGAGGCGTTCACCATCACGTCGCCGCGCTCGACGACCAACGACTTCGCGCTGTCGGGTGCGGATCGCTGGGACCAGACCGGATCGAGCCCGCGTCAGACGATGAAGGCGGTCATGCAGATCATCAACGAGGCCGTGGGCCTCGGGGTGACCGACGCGATCATGGGCGCGGATGCAGCCGAAGCCTTCCTGGGAAACCCGGAAGCCAACACGCTGCTCGACGTGCGCCGCTTCAACACCGGAACGCTGGACTTCAACCAGCAATTCGGTGCGGACGGTGCGCTGTACCTGGGCACCTACGTTGGCGGCATCCGCTTGTGGATGTACGCTCGCCAAGTGCTCGTGGGCAGCACCACCACGGACTTGATCCGTCCGAAGTACGTCGAGTTCATCGCCAAGTCGCCCGTGGCGCAGTTCGTGACGTACTACGGTGCCATCGAAGACATGAGGGCCATCGGAGCCGGTCGCGTGCTCCAATCCAAGCGCTTCTCGAAGAGCTGGGAAGTCGAAGACCCCTCGGCGCGCATGCTGCTCATCGAGTCGAACCCGATGCCCTGCATCCGCCGTCCGGACTCGACCGTCTCGGTCCAAGTCATCTCCTGAGCGCGGCCTGACAACTAGGTGTGGGGGCTGGATTGGTACTCATCCAGTCCCCACACAGTTCTCTATTCTGTACCAAAACCATTCCTCGATAGAGGCAGAGCAATGACACAGTACGAAGTAGCCCGTGGGTCCATCAAAGTCCCGTTCCCCAAGACCGCATCGAAGACCGCTGCGCCGCGCCCTCAATTCTTCCGTCAGGGCGACTTGCTTCCGGACGGAGCGCTGAGCGAAGAGGAGATCTCTTCCCTCCTGGCCGACAAGCGCATTGCCGTGGTTCGCGGCAGCCAGAAGGGCACGAAGATCGAGCGCCGCACGCAACAGCGTGGTCCGTGGTCGGTCGATCCCGAGTCGCTCGAAGGCAAGAACTCCGAAGAGCTGGGCATGCTGATCCTCGGCATCGACCCCGACTTCGATCTGCGCAAGATCAAGACCGACGAGGATGCGGTCAAGCAACTCACCAAGGACTGGGATCCGGCCTTCGCCGACGACATCGCCAAGGCGTACGACAAGGGCAACCCGGCGCTCACCGAAGACGGTGCGAAGCGCGTGGAGGGCAGCGGTCACGAGCTGAGCGCGAAGGCCAAGGCCACGCTTTCCAAAGCGAAGGCTCGTGCCAAGAGCCAAGGGCACGACACCGCCGAAGACGAGAGCTGATCGCTAGTCGGCGATGGTGCAGAACAATCCCCTGTTCGTTGCCGATCTGGCAACGCTGAAGGAACGCCTGCGTCTGTCGGGCGTTCCTGCCGCGGCATCGGACACTCACGGGATTATCGACGAGTGCGTACTGCGGGCTCGCCTGGCCTTCTACAGAAGGCTGGGCGAGTCGCGCGTCACTGAGCTGCTCGCCATCTCGTACACCGTCGATCCCACCACAGAGAACGGCGTATTGCGTGCGCTGGCCAATAGCGTGGAGGTCGATCTGGTGCGCTGCGAGCTGATGCAGCGCCTGCCCATGGCGTTCATGGACGCCAGCGGCGACATCAACAAGCGCTGGAACGAGGAAGCTCCGTTCCGCGAGCGCAGCCCGCTCGATCCTGGCTCACTTCTCAAAAGCCTGAAGAACCGTCTGGAGGAAGACTTTCAGATGCTGGCCGAGGAAGAAGACCTCGGCGATGAGGTTCATCTCAAATCGTTCACTGCCAGTCCGGACACCGCTGCTCCGCGACCTGGCGCGTCTCTGCTATTCCCTACCAATATCCGGGCTATCTCCGAGGACTGACACATGGCCAATGCTCTGTACGGAAAAGGCCGCGAGGGTTTCCTCGGCGGCGACATCGACTGGGACGCCAACACGATCAAGCTGGCGCTGTGCGACTCCGCGGACTACACGGTGTCCATCGACGTGGACGACTTCCTGGACGACATTCCCGGAGCAGCCATCGTCGCAACGTCGAGCGCGTTCACCACGAAGACCAAGACGCTCGGTGTCGCCGACGCCGACGACGTGACGCTCACGAGCGTCTCGGGGGACACGAGCGAACTCATCGTCATCTACCAAGACACCGGCAGCTCTGCCACCAGTCGCTTGATCGCCAAAATCGACTCGGCCACGAACCTGCCCGTGATCCCCAACGGTGGCAACATCGTGATCTCCTGGGACAACGGCGCTAACAAGATCTTCAAGCTCTGATCTCTCAATGAGCCTTCTGTCAAGACTAACGGAGCCTGCGGCGGGGGAGGTCAAGATCCCCATTCACGCCTTCATGGCTGCCTTGGCAGAACTCAAGCGAGATGCGGCTGGAGTCGATCTTGCCCGTATCGCAGCCTTCAGCGACTTCAACCTGGATGCCGGGGAGCAGACCAGTCTCCAGACATTCATTGATAACTTCCTGGGAGACCTCATCACGCGCGAGCGCATCCACGATGTGCTCTTGCTGGGCGAGGCTGGCTTCTACACCGTGCAAGAATGCTCGGATCGCCTCTTGACTCCAGGAGGCAGCACCAACCTCATCGCGCTTATCGTGCAACGACAGCTCGAAGTACTGGCCCGCAGCGTCAACGACTACATCGTCGATGGCTGCCTGGTGAGCGCCCAAGGCTCGCCGAACATGACTTTGGCAGTAGCCAAGGGCGCAGCATTTACCAATGGGACGCTGCGGGCCGTTACTGCCGCGAACGTGAACATCGGAGCGGCCAACGCCACCAAGCCGCGCTTCGATATCGTGGTGATCGACTCGGCAGGGGCCAAGCAAGTGCGCGCCGGAACGGCCAGCGCTACTCCGCAGCCCCCTGATCTCAGCGCCAACGATGTGCCTCTGTGCTTCGTCTACGTCGCTCCTGGTGCAACCGCCATCGACTCGGCAAAGCTCTCAAACTGCCGCATCCTGCAAGGCACCGGGCCGGTATTGATCGGAAAGCGCACCACGGCGCTTGTATTCAGCAACACGGCTGCGGCGCAAGACTACATTTCCCTGATCCTGCCCTCGGGCCTGATGTCTGCGGGGAAGACGTGCCGCGTGCGCTGCGGCGGCTCGATGCTACTCAACTCGGGCACGCCCACCGTCACCATGCGGATCGCGTACGGCGGCACGACGATGTTCCAGGATGTGACCGCCTCGGCCACGGCAGACGTGGATCGCCTGGCGTGGTCGCTGGAGTTCGATCTGATCGCGCAGGCCATCAACGACCAAGCGCTTGTGGGCTGCCTCTCAATGAGTCCTGTGGGCGCGAAGACTGCTCCCAACACAGGGCTCGGAGACATCGCGGCTACCGGCCCGTCCGCTCCCTTCGCAGGCTCCTCGGCAGTGGATTCCGGCACTGCCGACCGTACGCTCTTGCTTCAGTTCACAATGAGCGTGGCGAACGCCGCTAACGAAATCGCCCTGGAATACGCCACGGCTGAATTGGTCTAGGTCCCGTGGCCGGAAGCGCTTTTTTCAAAGCGGTCCAGGGAACAATCAGGACCACCACCGGAAACCAGGACTTCACTTCCACCGGGATGGGGACGCCCAAGGGGGCGATAGTTCTCATTGGAGGAAGCACGTCGGATGGCGCTAACACCGACAACCTGTCATTCGGGATCGGATTCTTTGACGGGACCAATTCAACATGCGTCGGCATTTCCTCCCAGGACAACCTGGCTGATGGAGACACGGCTCGTTGCTTCGAGTCAGTCGGAAGCTCGGTAGTTCACATCCCTAACTACGCGGCGTCGGGAACGCTAGTAGAAGGCCGCGGAATCAGTTGGGTCACGGATGGATTGAGAATCAACTTCGTCACTGTTGACGGACTGGCTCGATACATCACGGTCATCTTCATCTGCGGTGACGATGCTTCGTGCAA